TCTGTGGAGCTTTACCTGTTAACATACGTCCTTCATAACCATTTGCTTCTTGATACTGAGCCTTCAAACCAGCTACAGCTAGTTGTATAGCCCCTACATTACCAGTACCTATAAGTTCATCAAAGGATTGGATCTCATCTTTTGATAGATTCTGACCAGCCCATCCAACAATCTTATCGTACTCAGCTTTGCCTCCTACAGAGTTACGAACAGAGTCTATCTGTCTATTGGTTAAATCTTCATTTGCATAACCTTCTGTAGCTCTTACACCATCAAGATATGTATCAATAGTATCTCTAGCTAAACCAGCCTTTTCTAGTTGAGCATAATGCTCGTCAGAAATAGTACCATTGTTCGCATGGAAATGATTATTAATTGCCCAAGGGTCTACATTAGATTCTTTAAAAATATTACCTAGCTGTTCACCGTATTGATTATTAACTGAATCGTAGTTGACGTTACCATCTTTTAGGTAAAATTCTTGAGAATCTTCTGAAGTTTCTTTCGTTTCTTTTGATACTTTGTCGGATCCTTGAACCTCAGCTTCGTCAGTTGCTTCGATATCTTTATTACTTTGTTCTCCGAGTTTTCTTTCGAGTTCTCCATAAGCTTTTTCAAGTTCTTCTGCTGTTCTATATTTACCTGCTAGAAGACCTTCTTGTTCCTGTTGCAGGGCTTCACCAACTTCTAGTGATTCCTGTTCATCAGGTGTTAAACTATTCTCCGTGGTAACTGTATCAGTACCAGGATCATATGTCATTGTCTCTGCCATTTATTCTTCAGGTTCTGGTGGTTGATTAGCAGCATTTACAGCAGCATTTTTAGATGGATCCATAATAGGTGCGCTTGCCATTTGACCTGCTTGATCTGTTAAGGATTGCATCATCTGTGCTTGCTGTGCTTGCTGTTGTTCTTGTGCTATTTCTTGTTCAGTCTTAACTAAGTTCAATACATCAATACCTTGTGCAGCTGCTAATCGTTTGATAGCTTCTGAAGGATTAATGAATCTCATCAATGCTTCTGGTCCTAATGTCTGAGCAATAGTACCTATGAAAGCAGTAAGACTTTCTCTATCTTGACCTCTACCAAGTGCATTAACACCTGCTACAATTTGAGGTCTTACAAAATCTTTAGGGATAGTAGGTATTTCCTTACTACGCTGTAAGACTAAGAGAGTTCTATTCAAGTAGGGTATTAAAAATTCAACTGTAAGTAAACTGAATAGTCCTCCCAGCTGTTGTTCTAATTCCATTTGAGTGAGGCGTACCTCTTCAGCAGTAGTACGTTCTGATTGACGAACGTTCAGCTGCATGAATGCTTCTCCTATTCTCCTCTCTAATTGTTGTGCCATCTGTGAGGCAGTAGAGAAGTCAGCTGTTTTACCAACCTGGATAACTGCAACATCTTCAGGGCGTCCTTGAACTATTGCACCATTGCCAGCATCGGCTATAGTCTTTGGTTTAGTGGTTGATGATGGTGATACAAGGAACACTACCTTAGCAGCCGCTGCAGAGCCTTCTACGAGTGCCTGAGAGAGTCCTTCAAGGGATCTCAAGTCACCGATAAACTCTTCAACTCGTCCTCTACCATAATCTTCACCGTCTACTGTATTAAAACGGAGGGGTAACCATGGACTTGCATTCTTAGGTGCTGTGCTACGGCTTCCAGGGATGATCATATCATCTACTTCCTGATACCAGACCCAGCGTCCGCTCTTGCTATCCAGCATGACTCGGGTGTACACCTCGACGTCATCTCCATTTGATCCTTGACTTTTATCAACAACTGAATTGGGTTGATTAGGTTTAGGCAGATCAAGACCTAATACCTTTCTATTAATAAGTTCCTTTGTAACTATTTCTAGGACGTTACCGTTTCCATCTCTATTAACTACAAAACGATTTAGTGGGAAGTTCTTTAGTCCATCCTTACCCATAAAGATAAGAGCATTACCACCTACAATGAGATGTTTTAATGCTTGATGTACTACAACTCTATCACTAGAAGCAGCGATGTAGTCCATGATCATTCTTTCCATCTTGGAGAATGATAAGTCTAATTCACTTTTAACTTCTGGTGGTAGCTCTTCACCTAACTTATCGTCTCTAACCTGTAGCTTAAAGAATGTAGTCTGGGGTGGTAGTAACGCTAGCATTAATTTAGCTGCCAACGTTACTACTGCTTTAGCCCCTACACTCTGCCAAGGCTGAGTAAGTCTTCTATGATTATACTTCGATGATAAATCATCTGATATTAAGTACGGTAACGTGAGTTCAGAACATTCAACTGCGGTGTCCAGAAACTGAGAACGGTCCGAAGATAATTTGTTATAACACTCACGTGCGTTCATTGATTCAATCCTCCACTAGGTCCACCTTGACCTACATTAACATCAGGATTAAGTGGTATCTTTAATGCCTGAGTACCCTGAGATTGTGGGTTAGCTGCCTTATCACTCTTTGCCTTCTTAACCTTTGGATTTATATCTGTCTCTACAGGTGTAGGTTCAGGTAAAGGTTTCTGAGGTGGCAATGGTGGTGGCGGAGCTGGTGGTAATGGTGGTGGTGGTGGCGGTGAGGGTGTTCCTCCTCCAAAACACATTAGATTTCTTCCTCCGATATGGATTTAATATAGTCTATGACGCTAGCTTGACCCGCACGATACATAATTGATTCGATTGGTTCTTTAGGATGAACTGGTTTCCAACCGAAGTTAGAGTCAAGCTTGCTGATTAGTTCATCCAGTCTTTCATTATGTAACTTAAGAGTATTGAGGGAGATTGACATTGCTGTGCTCGAAAAAAGCTGGCATACGGGCTCTCTTGGTCTCAGAAAATTCTGGGGCTTTACCCTCATACATTAACCGATCGCTCGCATCCAGCCAAAATTTTTTGTCTAAATATCTATCGTAGGTATTTATACCTAGAGGTTGAAGAATCCAGTTAATGGTGGCTTTCCTAAGTTTATCCAGAGAAGCAGAGCTAGATAGACCCAGCTCAGCACATACAAGGCTATTCGTTCCGACATGGATCTGCTCGTCCCTTGAGATGTCGGCAGATACAGTGCGAAGAGCAGCATCCCCATTAAACCTAAAGAAAGGGAGTAAAACGAAGAAGATAGCCCGTTCTGCGACCAGAGCTTTGGTAATTGTATGGTCAGGGTGTGCAATCCAAGCATCACGTAATCTCATCGCCTCCTTTTCTGACTGTGAATCCGCTCCATGAGCGTCTACTATGTATCCAAGTGCAAGATCATGTTTAATCTCGTCTTTAACGTTTGATTCAAGAAGTTCCCTAGCAGATGCGGGAACCTCTTTTTCAAGCCCTTCACGTATGAAGTCTCCAACCGGTAGCTCCATATGACGTATTGCGAGAGCGCGCTTGATGGTTTCGTAAGCACCTTCTTTTACCTCTCCTTTGGTGGGTTTTACTGGTGTCCAGGTTCTTTTCCTATTAAGTAATTTTTCATATGGGTTTTTCATTATTCTTGGCAATCGCAGGTTACTGGCTCGTTTCCGAGTATATCCTGCAAGTAATCATCGACTTCGGCTTTATCTAATGCTGCATATGCATCACTCTTATCCTGTACATCGCCCATCACTTGCAGACTGTAATAAAGGGAGGTTTGAGGTGAAAGTAACCACTCTTCCACGAAGTTTCTGTCGTATGTTACAACATCACTCCAGCTATTAAACGAATAGCCGTGAAGAAGTCCCGTATTATCTAACATTATCATGATTTGATCAGCTACCTTTTTATAGGCATCCCAACCAACTTCACTGGCGATTTCTACATCACCATAATCATAGTGTTCTACACCAAAGGTGCCACTATCTCTATCTACGCTCCTAGCTATAGGAGGTGCTATCTCAGGAGTAGCTGTATAACCATCCAGATCTTTACTTCTATATGAACAAGAAGCAGTGGGAGCTATAGCAAAGGCTCTCACCATATTATTTTCTCTTGCAATACTAGCAGCAGATTGTATGCCTTTATATAATTCGGTTGCAATTTTTCCTGATATACCTACAGCTGGTATTCCTTCATTTACTTCCTCTAATGCCTTACCAAATTGTGCATAGGTTATATCATAACGTCTTAGCAAATTCGCTAGACCAAGCATACCTAACCCAACTTGGCGGTCGATATCAGCTGACAAGTATTCTCCAGTTGCTCCGACACCTGTCCTACTATGGAGCTCGCACAACTCGGACATACCTTG